ATTACCTACTGACACGATTGATCTTCTTGACATGGTGACTAGAACCGGTACAGGATCAAACCAACAAGACATTAATATTAATCGTATCAGCGAGTCAACCTATATTACAATACCTAACAAGAATGCAACAGGACGTCCTATCCAAGTGTGGATTAATAGACAAAGTGGTCAAGAGAACCCTACTACAATAGTAACAGCTGAAGCGTTAGATGCTACAGAAACAACGATTACTTTATCTTCTACTGTAGGCTTAGCACAGTTTGGGTTTATTAAAGTTGATAACGAAACCATTCAGTATGGTGGTATAAGCGGTAATGACTTAGTAGACTGCGTACGAGGGGTTAACTATACGACTGCGGCAACACACTTAACAGCTACTAAAATTTATGTACAAAACTTACCTACAGTGAATGTATGGCCAGCACCCGATCAAAATAATTTTTATACTTTTGTATACTATAGATTAAGACGCATACAAGATGCAGGTAATGGTTTGACCGTAGAAGATATTCCGTTTAGATTTATTCCTTGCATGGTGGCAGGGTTAGCTTCGTATTTAGCAATGAAGTTACCTAATATAGACCCTAATAGAATAGCCATGCTAAGAGCAGACTATGAAGCAGCGTTCCAACTTGCCGCGGATGAAGATCGTGAAAAAGCAAGTGTTAGGTTTGTACCTAGGGACATGAGTTATATTAGATAAAATGAAAATAATAAAAAGATTTGAGGCGATTGCTTTAGGTTTAACACATTATTTTACAGGTAAACCTTGTATACATGGACACATAGAGCAACGAAGAGTTAATGATAGAATTTGCATGCAATGTACTAGAGACTTTCATAAAAAAATAAGAGAAACGTTTCCAGTAGCTCATAGTGCCAAAAAGAAAGCTAGTTATGAAAGAACTAAAGAAAAACATCTAGTTCAAAAAAGAATTTATAGACAAGCTAATAAAGCAAAAGTTAATGCCCTTGCTAAAGCTTATAAAGTAAGAAAGAAAAATAGAATTCCTAAATGGGTTGATAAAGATCATATGTGGCTAATTAAAGAAGCCTATGAGTTAGCTCAATTAAGAACAAAACATTTTGGGTTTCCTTGGCATGTAGATCATATAGTTCCTATACAAGGCAAATTAGTTTCAGGGTTACACGTAATAGAAAATTTACAAGTAATACCTGGTATAGAAAATATAAAGAAAAAGAATAAATTTGAGATAGATTATGCCAACTAAATTTGCAAGTGCCAAGAACTCGATAGCCCAGTGTGATCGCTGTGGATTTAGATATAAGTTAAAACAACTTAAAACATTGGTTATTAAGACCAAAAATGTTAATATACTTGTATGTCCTGAGTGCTGGGAAAATGATCAGCCACAGTTAAGTCTTGGTCTATATCCAGTGAACGACCCGCAGGCAGTGCGTAATCCAAGACCTGATAGTCCTGGTTATTTTCAATCAGGTTTAACTGGAATACAAGTAATACCTGGCACAGGCAATGATGTCGATCAAACAGGCGTACCCTCAGGAGGTAGTCGAGTGTTTCAGTGGGGTTATAATCCTGTAGGCGGTGCTAGTTTTTTTGATGCACCATTAACACCTAATGACTTAGTAGGAACAAGTGCACTAGGTTCAGTAACAGTAACAATATCTTAAGGAGAAACAAAATGGCTTATAAATCAGGTGCTGATGGTATTACTAAACAAGGTAAAACTAAAGGCAAAAATTTAGGTAATGACGGCGCTTCAGTAGGAATTAAAAAAGGTCCTATACACGCGGGTTCTAAAGGTGGTAAAACTAATGCTGATATGAAAAGTATGGGCAGAGGTTTAGCTAAAATTGCAGCACAGAAAAAAGGATAATTATCATGGCAGAATATAAACAACCTATTATTGTACCCAATGCAGAAATTTATTTAACGCAAGATCCTAATAAGTTATCAGCACAACAATTAGTTAAAGGCACAGGCACACCACGTGTAAGCGCAGGCGATCCTGGTTCTAATGTGATTAATAAAAACGGTGAAACACAGATCCGTGGTTGTGGCGCAGCTACTAAAGGCACAAAAGCTAGAGGCCCGATGGCGTAATCATGGCTTTAAATTATTCTCAGCTTGTTGTTCAAATACAGGACTACACAGAAAATACGTTTACAACAGTGGATATAAATAACTTTATCCGCCAAGCAGAACAACGTATCTACAATACTGTACAACTTCCTGCGTTAAGAAAAAACGTAACAGGGGTACTAGGTTCTGGGAATAAGTATTTAGCAATGCCCGCTGATTGGTTGGCTACGTTTAGCTTAGCTGTTATTAATGCTGCTAACGAGTATACCTATCTTTTAAACAAAGACGTAAATTTTATTAGGCAATCGTTTCCTGATACGGATTCAGATTTTTTTGGTCAACCTCAATACTATGCTGTATTTGATAACACTACGTTTATTGTAGGCCCTACACCCGATGCTGGCTATGCCGCAGAACTTCATTACTTCTATTATCCTGAATCTATTGTGACTGCAGGTACTTCATGGGTAGGTAATAATTTTGATTCAGTGCTTTTATATGGATCATTACTAGAAGCTTACACCTATATGAAGGGCGAAAAAGACGTGCTTGATAATTACAGATCTCGATATGATGAGGCTATGTTATTACTCAAACAACTTGGTGATGGCAAAGACCGCCAGGACGCATACCGCTCAGGCCAAGTAAGATACCCCGTTCAATAAAGGATATTAAGTGGCTTTATCACAAACACTAGCAACAAGCTTTAAAGTTGAAATCTTAGATGGCATCCATAACTTTGGTACAGGCGTTATACGTGCAACCACTGCAGCGGATACATTTAAGATAGCACTTTATACAGCCAATGCTACATTGAATGCAACAACAACCGTATATACAACAGACAATGAAGTCACAGGGACGGGCTATATAGCAGGGGGTAACACACTAGTTATTTCTCAAGTGCCTACTTCAACAAATACTGAAACAGTGGCATGGTTAAACTTCGCTAATTCAAGTTGGCCTAACGCTACCTTTTCAGCAAACGGTGCTTTGATATATAATAGCACTCAAGGTAACAAAGCAGTAGCAGTATTAAATTTTGGAAGTACCAAAACTACGACCAATCAAACGTTTACAGTAACATTCCCGGCGTCTACATCAAGCGCTGCAATTATAAGGATCACATAAATGACAACAGTATCTTCTGTATTTTCAGAAGCACCGCAAGTAAGAGTAAGTAATGTAAGACCGTTAGAAAAAGATTTATATAAGATGATGTGGGACATACCAGAGTATAGAGTTGTAGCTCCTGGTGAACTCATCGCACAAGAATTTTTGAATCAAGCTAAACCTCCTAAAGGGGCGTCAGTAATAGACTTAGGATGTGGTACAGGGCGTGGTGCTCTTAACCTAGCTTTTTTCGGTGGCTTAAATGTCACCATGGTTGACTTCGCAGATAATTGTTTAGACGAAGATATTCGACCGATGTTAGAAACACAGAAGCATGCTATGCGATTTGTAGAGGCGGATTTATCTCAACCCCTACCTGTCAAAGCAGCATATGGCTTTTGTACCGATGTGATGGAGCATATAAGACCTCATCATGTTGATAGAGTATTAGATAATTGTTTGGCTGCTTGTCAGCATGTTTTCTTTCAAATTGCTACTGAAGACGACATCATGGGTAAAGTGGTAGGACACAAGCTTCATTTAAGTGTGCACCCGTATGAGTGGTGGCTAAAGAAATTTATTGATCGTGATTGTGTTATTCATTGGTCTAAAGAAGAAAAAGGGTATTGCCTATTCTATGTAAGCTCATGGATTAAAGGCGAAGATGTAGTTGATGCAGGCGTACTTAATACGGACGAAGAAACGATTAAGGCTAATGTAGAATTCAACGTACAAAGAGACTTTATGCAAGTACAGCCTCACCCAACGAACGACCAAGAAGTAATGATTGTAGGCGGTGGCCCGTCATTAAATGAACACCTTGAAACCATTAGACAAAAGAGGGCTGATGGTGTTAAACTGATCGCAATTAATGGGGCTTATAAATGGTGCCTAGATAATGGACTAACGCCTTCTGCTATGGTTATGGTAGATGCAAGACCATTTAATGCACGATTTACTCAACCTGTGGTAGACCATTGTAAGTATTTTATTGCTTCTCAATGTGATCCTACTACGTTTGATGGGTTACCAAAAGACAGAACTTATATATGGCATACAAGTACGGAATTACTTAATGGCATATTGTCCAAACATTATAAAACATGGTATCCGGTTCCAGGAGGATCAACAGTCCTTTTAAGAACTATACCGTTATTTAGAATGTTAGGCTTTAAACAGTTTCACCTTTTCGGATGTGATTCTTGTTTAGATGAAAATGAAGTTCACCATGCATATGAACAGAAAGAAAATGATGGACAGCTAGTCATACCTGTAAACGTGGGCGGGAAAATATTTAGCTGCAATCCGTGGATGATTTCTCAAGCACAAGAGTTTATTGATTTGATTCGTATGCTAGGGGATGAAATTGAATTAAATATTTACGGCGGATTACTTCGTCATATTTTAGAAACAGGCGCTTCATACGCCGATATAAAGGAGATATAACATGGCTGCTTCAGCATGGCAATTATATAATAAAGCAAAAC